AACACATGTAAGTACGGAGATAATTTTTTATTTTTAAATATAGATAGTGAAGAGGGGATTAGTGGTGTTAAACAGTTACCGAATATTGAGATATCTAGAAAGGATAATGAGGGGTTCGGTGAAAATGCATCAAACTCTGAGGAAGACAAATTCAACCCAGTTAAGTTTGTGTGGGGACAAAGAGATATAGAATTTAATGCGTGGCAAGTTGCCCATTTTAGGTTATTAGGTGACGATAGGAGATTACCTTATGGTACATCTATGTTAGAAAAGGCTAGACGTATCTGGAAACAATTGTTACTTTCTGAAGACGCTATGTTAATATATAGGGTTACTAGGGCACCCGAAAGAAGAATATTTAAAATCTTTGTTGGTAACATTGATGAGGCGGATGTCCCATCATATGTACAGAAAATTGCAAACAACTTTAAGAAGAGTCCGGTTATTGATGAGAATACTGGACAAATAGACACTAGGTATAATCAAATGGCACAAGATCAAGATTATTTTATACCTGTTAGAGATCCAAACGCACCAAGTCCAATAGATACATTACCAGGTGCAACTAACCTTTCAGAAATTGCCGATATACAATATCTACAGAAAAAATTATTTACCGCATTGAGGGTACCTAAACCTTTTTTAGGTTTTGAGGAGGCGACTGGTGAAGGGAAGAACTTAGCACTACAAGACATTAGATTCGCAAGGACAATTAATAGAATACAACAAGCAATGTTACAGGAATTAAATAAAATTGCTATAATACATTTATATATTTTAGGTTTAGAAGATGAGTTAGATAATTTTACTTTATCACTTAACAACCCATCAACACAAGCTGAAATGTTAAAAATAGAACAAACCCAATTAAAGGTTACTTTATATAAAGATGCAGTGGCAGATGCTGGTAACGGATTTGGCGCAATGTCTATGACTAGAGGTAAGAAAGAGATATTAGGTATGTCAGATGAAGATATTAGAAACGATTTAGAGCAACAAAGATTAGAAAAAGCTGCTTCAGCAGAAATGGAACAAACTGCTAATATTATTAAGAAAACAGGGTTGTTTGACAGAGTCGATAAATTATATGGTGATTTTGATACTTTAGTTTCTGGTGGCGATGCTGAAGGAGAAGAAGGTGTTGGTGATGAGATGGGTGGTGATGATGGAGGTGGATTCGGTGGAGATGCTGGAGGTGGATTTGGAGCTGACATAGAAAGTGCAGCATCCACAGAAGCTGGTGGTGAAGCAGCTGCAGCTGAAACAGCAACTGCGGTAGAGTCTGCCAATAAAAAGGAGAACCTATTAATGGAAGAGGATAGAAGAAAATATGTAGAAAAAACTAAAAAATATCAAGGTATGTTTATGAAAAGACTTACAGAAAGTTTAGAAAAAAAGGGACGTAACTACAATTTAGATTCAGTAGAAAAAGGTACCAATAAGGTAAATAAGAATATCGAAGATATGACAAAAGAAATAGATAAAATTATTAAAGAGTAATTTTTTAAAAAATTTAGATATTTATAAATAAAAAGCATGGAAAATTTCGGAAATATAAAAGATACATTTAAAGATATTGTAATAGAGTCTGTATTAAAAAAAGAAAAAGGTGGTAAAAAACTATTTTCTAAATTTATTAAATTAATTAAAGAAAATAATACTTTATCTGATCAATACTTAATATATAAAAATTTACAAACTAAGAAGTTCGATGACACTTCGGAAGCTAAAGACTATATTAAAGAAAACATTTCATTATTAAAATCATTAGATAAGAAGAAATTGGAGAAGGGTAATGAAAAACTATTTAAACTTTTAAATGGTAAGAACATTGTTAAAGAAAATAATGAATTTTATTCTCATATTAAATTTTTAGTAGAGACAACAAAAACCGCTACAACTATAGATAAAATTAATGAATCTATAAACCACATTAAAGGATTAATGTTAGAAAAAGAGGTAGAAGTTACAAATGAGAGAATAGATTCTGAATTACCACCAAGTGTTTTAACTAAGATATCTGTTAACAAATTTAATGATAAATACTCTAACATTAGTGAATCTGAAAAGGGAATCATTAAAACCATATTAAATGGTAATGATGAAGATAAGGAAGAAACCTATAACACTTTAAAAAGAGAGTGTATTGATATTATTGATAACAGGGTAACCGAGTCTACTGATGTAACCCTAAAAGATCAATTACTTAGGGTTAAAGACAAATTATTAAATATGAACTTCGACAACGAAAACTTTATTAACGATATAAATAAAGTTTATGACCTTAAAGAATCTGTATCTTTAAGTGTTGAGTAGGAATATATGTTACCACTTTTATTAAATTGACTTTGTTATATATTATCACTATATTTACCATATATTAATAATAAAAAAATAAAAACATATGGATGAAACTTGGAAAGGAAGTAAAGTTAAATTTATTACCAAACTACAAAACTAAGGTTGGTACAGTTAACAATAAAGAATCAAAAAGTATATACATAAATCTCAGCGCTTGGGGTGAGATAAATGATATAAACCAAAACACTAATTACGATTCTGTAGTAAGTGGTATGAGAAAAAAAATAAAACAAAATATAAATAGTAACGTAGATAAGGAATTATTTCACAACGATAAATATATTGTGGATTTAGATATGAGAACCTCTGGATTTGTAAACACAAAAAGAAGTTTTATGTCTTGTGAAATAACGTTATATCAGAAAAAGGGGTTACCTATCAACCAACCCAACTTGTTAGAATCTTCAAAGAGTATAATTCATGACATAGTTAATAGTTGTTTAGACAATAATAATTATTTTACTTTTTATAAAACGAAAAAATAGAGTTTTTATAGTAATGGTATATTTATAATTAAAGTATATCATTATTATGGAAATAATTAAGAAAAACGAAATCAATAAAAAAGGTATCCTAATCGAATATGACGCAGGATACATTTCCCCTAAAGATAATAAAAACTTTGTTAATGAAGCTAGTGAGTTAACACCAGGACGACAAGTTATTGAAGATCCCTTAATAGTGTACGCTGTAATGCAGAAATATGGGACAGAGAATAAAAACGAAAGAATATATCCTGAAGATCTCTTAAGAAGGGAAGCTGAAAATTACCTTAAACTTATTAAAGAAAAACGTGCAATGGGTGAAGCTGATCACCCAGAGAGTTCCATTGTTGCTGTAAGTAGAATAGCTCATAATGTTGTAGACTTATGGTGGGAAGGTAATGTGTTAATGGGTAAACTTGAAATTATTATGTCACCGGGGTTTGTTAACCTAGGAATTATTTCCTGTGAAGGTGATAGAGTTGCTAATTATATTAGAAAAGGATTAAAAATAGGTGTTTCATCAAGAGGTGTCGGATCATTAGAAAAAGAAAATGGTAAGAACATTGTACAAGATGATTATGAATTAATATGTTGGGACATTGTAACGTCACCATCCACTCCAGGTTCTTGGATTTATAATGAAGAACCATCTCAAGAACAACAGATGTCAGAGTCTAATAAGAAAAATGAAGATATTATCTTAACAAATTCATTAAATAACTTCTTACTAGATTAAAAAAAATCAACTTTAAATAAGTTTTTTATCTTTTACTGCATATTTATTAAAAAATGCACTATGGTGTATTTAAATAATAAAATAAATTTTTAAAAAAAATTAAAATGGCTGTAAAAAGAAAATCAATCATCGAAGAGGCTTTGTTAGACGCTAAGTCTTTAGAGGATGCCTTAAAAGCCAACACGAAAGAAATGCTTTCGGCGCATATGTCGAAGGAAATTGAGAGTATCGTAGAGTCGTCTTTGAGAGAACAAGATGAAGAAACTATTGAATTAGACGATATTGAATTAGGAGGATCCGCAGATGATGAGGAAGATGTTGAGTTAAATCTTGACGATGAATTAACAGATGATTCTGAAGAAGAAGAATCTGAAGAGTTAGAAATGGACGTTATGGATTTCCCAGATGATGGTGAAGAAATGGCTGACGTAGAATTAGACCTTGATACTGATCTAGATTTAGACGGTGGTGAAGGTGAAGAACTAGAATTAGATCTTGAACCTATGGGAATGGAATTAGGTATGGGTGACGATGTATTAGATATGACAATGGCTTCAGATGATGAAGTTGTTACAGTATTTAAGAAATTGGGTCCAGACGATGAAGTTGAAGTGGTTAAAGATGCTGATGGAATTCATTTGACAGATAATGAAACTGGTGCAGAATATTACATTAAAGAATCTTTGGACATGATGGACGAAGATGATGAAATGTGTGAAGGTTGCGGAATGGACGAAGACGAAGAACTTATGTATGAAATCGAAATGGATGATGAATCTGATTTGAAGGAAATGTGGGGTAGTAAATCTGACGAGTTCAAAAGAGAAGGTGGTCATAGAAGGGGTGATGTCGGTGGACATTACAAAGACTATGAAAGTCCTTTTAATATGGATGAAGATGATGAAGAAATAGTGGATGAAGATCATACATTGGCTAGAACTAAAGGTCGTCAAAGAAAAGGTGGACATAGAAATAGACAAACGTCTGAATCTAGAAACACACGTAAATCTGTTGTTCGTAGAAAACCAAAAACTGATACAGTTTCTGAAACAAAAATAATGAAAGAATACAAAGAGTTGAAAAGTAAAAATAATGAATACAAAAAAGCTCTTAATGTATTTAAAGACAAACTCAATGAAGTGGCGTTATTTAATACTAACTTAGCTTACGTAAATAGATTGTTTACTGAACATTCGACAACTAAA